CTACTATACAGACATCGGTCTTTGTAATGCACGGCTGTCTTACTGGCAGTACAATACTAGTCATATCACAGAAAACCTCATCTGCAGCAAAACTGGGATTTTCCACTGTTACCTGATCGACCTGTTTTTCGGACGAGTCGAACTGTTCTAAATGCTCCGTGGAATCTGCGCCACTGTGTATGGCTTTCAATAGCTGCACTTTTGACCACCCACGGCATAGCGCCTGCTCCAGATACCATTTTCGCTCTGCTCGTGTCAGCTCCGCTTCCATGATGACCACGTTCAGCGTCCAGCCGATTTTCATTGCCAGCCGGAGGAGCGCTTGGTCATTTTCATAGGTCTTGTAAAAGTCGCGCATCCGGCGCACGTTGCGTGGGGAAAAGCCTGTGCGGTCAGGGAAATTCGCCTGCAAGAACTCTGCGGCTGCGACCGCTGCGCCTTTCTCCGGGCGCTGGCTAATGGCCTTGCCGATGGCGTATACTTCATCCATTTGCGGAAGATTCTGCGCAAGAATTGCGGTCAATTCCCGATGCATTGTGCCGTAATCCACAGGTTTTCTGACGTTCATGGTTTCTCCTTTCCGCGCCGCCGCACATCGTATATTTCGTCGTTTTGCGAATAGCCTGCTACAATATTTTGTGGTATGATTGCTCTGTTCGTTTGATTCTTGCGAGGGAGGAGCGATTATGCAGTACACCGATAACGAAGCCGCCCTGATCGGCGGTCTGATTTCAACTTATTTCTTTCAGCCTGCCGTGTCCGCATCCTTGAAAGATGCCTATAGCCGCGTTTTGGAGCATCTGCATCAGAATGCCCTCACTTCTTCTGGCCTACAGCAGATCCGAAAGGCTGTGAATTTTCTGATGCCCATGTGTCAAGCAAACCGGCAGACACAGCGGGAGCTTATGGGTGTCAATGCAAGGACAACAGCGCTTCTGAATGGCTCACGGTAATCGTGGATAACGTAAAAGGCACGACGCTTGGTCGTGCCTTCGCTGTATGTTTTTGTTGACCGCTTCATTCAGCTGGTGCGGCTTTCCAGTGCTTTTTTTGAAGTGGACTTTGTGGTAAAGACTTTGCTTGCCCACACAAAGAGGTGCAGCATGGAATCGAACAGGGAATCTTCTTTTACTTATTTATCGTTTGCTTGATTTCCGCGCCACCCTTGATCTGCACCAGAATCTCATCAGTGGAGAGGACGGTCACGCGCTCTACGATCTGCCGGACAGCGTTTTCGTTCCATTCTGTGATTGTCTGTGTGGTATTCTCTATAGCTTGCTCTGCCTGTTTCATGCGGGTGCAGACGCGGCTCGCATCGGTGCTGCTTTGCAGACTTCCTTCTGCCTTTTGAGGGAGGTCTGCTCAGCAAGGATTTCCGCGAACTGCGCGTTGCAGGCTTCTTTGTCTTCCGCATCGATGGCTTCTGTCAGAAGCTGTTGGAACTGCTCATCTAACTGCGCCAGTCGGCGCTCGATGTCAGCAAAGCTCATGGTCTGCCCCTGTACAGGCAGCAGCTCCAGAGAGACTGCGTTTTTGATACGGTCGAGCAGTACAGGTTTATCACTCATAGCAGCGTTGATCGCTGACAGGATCGCGTTTTGCAGCGGTTCTTCCTTGATCGTCGGGGAATCGTGGCAGTATTTCGTGCCGTAGTTCAGGCGGCTGGTGCAGCGCCAGACGGGATATTTCCGTCCACGGGACGTCCATGTACACCTCCGGTAGAGCGTTCCGCACTCGCCGCAGACGATCCGGTCGGATAAGGCGTATTTGCTGGTGTAGCAGGATCGTCCTGTCACAGCCTGCTTGGATGGGCTGCGCAGGGCGCTCCGACGTGCCATTTCTGCTTTCACTGCATTGTACTGCTCCCGGCTGACGATGCCCTCGTGATGGTCTGGCATATAGTATTGCGCCATCTGTCCAACGTTTTTGATAACCTTCTTGCTGATCACATCTGTGCGGAATGTTTTCTGGAGCAGCACGTCGCCGCAATATTTTTCATTTGTCAGGATGCTCTTAATAGACGTCGCTGTCCATTTCGATTCTCCGAGAACCGTTTTGATCTGACTTTCCTCCAGCCAGTCTTGCAGATTGCGCAGGCTGGCGCCGCTCTCATATCGCTTGTAGAGTTCACGCACGATTTCTGCTTGTTCTGGGATGACGCGGAATTTGCCATCTGCGTCTTTTTCATATCCATAAAGCCGATAACAGGGAACCTTGAGCGTTCCGACTTTCGCGTGCATTTGCCGCCCGCGCCGGATGTTGCCGGAGATGGATTCGCTTTCGGACTGCGCCATTGCGCCGTACATCGTAATCATAAATTCGCTGTCTGGCGGCAGAGAGTTGATATTCTCTTTTTCGAAGAGAACCCCGATGCCAAGCTGCCGGAGGATGCGCGTATAGTTGATACAATCGAGTGTGTTGCGGGCGAACCGCTGAATGGACTTTGTGAGGATGAGGTCAATCTTTTTCTGTTTGCACTGGCGAATCATCCGCAGGAATTCTGTGCGCTTTTTCGTGGACGTGCCTGTAATGCCTTCGTCCGCAAAGATGCCGGCCATTGTCCACTCCTTGTTGGACATAATTTTGTCGGTGTAGTATTCGCACTGCGCTTCGTAGCTGCTGGCCTGTTCTTCTTCCTTGGTCGAGACACGGCAGTACGCCGCGACACGAAGCTGTTTTGTGACCGCAGCCGTTTGCTGCAATTCCGGCTTGGGTGGGATTATAATGACGCGCGGTTTTTCGTCTGTCATACCAAATCGTCCTTTCCAATGATCTGTCCGTTTTTGAGCTGCAAGCGCACCGCCTGGCGCGTCACCAGCACAGCGGATACTGTGCTTTGCAGCAGCTCCGCGTTGAGTTCTGCCGTGCATTCAAACGCGGTGAACAGCCGCCGCAGGCGCTCTGTTTCGTATTCTTCGTTACCGATTGCATCGTATTGTTCCTGCGCCAGCTTGCAGATCAGGTTTCTGGCAGCGTCCTCGTCAAGCGGCTGGGTGTTCAAAATGTCATCCAGCTCAGCTTGCGTATTCGTATGCGTCGGCTTGGATGTTTGTTCTGGCTGCATGATGCGCTCCGGCTGCTCTGCCAACTTGCCGAGCAGATGTGTGATCTGCTGCTCGATATCCGATGTAGGCGCTTTAGAGCATATGCGCTTGAGCGCCTTCTGCGCAGGTGTCCGCTCCGGCAGGCGCTGCTTGGCCTGCCGCTTCTCAGCGGCTGCTTCAAATAAACTTATGTCAACCAGTTTCGGATAGCTGTCAACGCCGGTGTACTTAGCATTTTCTAAGATTCGGGCAACCATGTTCTTGTTCCATGACTTGCTCTCGTCGTAGCTGGGGCCGGTTTTGCTCATCTGTTCTGCAATTTCCTTCAGCGACGCGCCGAGCGCATATTGCAGGAAGATGTCCTGCACGGCTTTTGCCTCCGGTTCGTTTCGGACGATCTCGCCCATGCGCATTTGATACCCAAACGGCAGTTTCCGATTTCCCATTACCGCTTCGTCCTTTCGATCTGCTCTGTCAGTTCCAGACCATTTTTCAGCCGGAAGCGCAAGCGCTCGTTGCTATCCACGATGATCTTTTCCACAAGCGCATCGAACAGCTCCGCATCAAAGCTATCGAGAAAATCCGGCCCATCCTCCAGCGCGTCCATAAGATCGCGGGTGCGGTCTGCCAGATCGTCGCTGTCGGTGTCGAGAAGCCTTGCTTTTTCCTGTTTCAGCCTGCGGAGCTGTTCGCTGAGTTTGTTGTTTGATGTTATAAAAGTATCAGGATCAACGCCGCCCGTCTGTTGAAGCTGGGCAAGGAATTGAACCTGACTGAGTGTGTCTGATATTTTCTTGTTAAGGGAGATCACGTCTTCGCTCCAGAGCATCCGGCCATAGCGGATCTTTTGGAGGTTGGAGAGCATTTGTGTGAAGATGGGGTTGCCGTGGTGTTTGAGTTTATAATATAGACGGCAGAAAGCCTGTTCTATATCCGGCGTATGATATGGTGGTGTAGGGCATGATGCTGCGTTCTGGAAATGCGTATTGCAGACCCAATACATTTTATCGTTTGTAAATTTCCGCTTGAGCGACCGTCCGCAATTCGCACAGTACAGTTTTCTGCTGAACGGCTGGTTCGTTGAACCAATGTGTGCGTTTTTTCTTGATTGCAAAAGCTCCTGTACTCTGTCAAATATTTCCGCAGATACAATCGGCGGATTACTATCTGGCAGCAGATACATTTCTCGTTCACCGTGATTCCTGACCTTTTTATGCGGGAATGTAGTTGTTGAATAGCTTTTCCCGACCATTGCTTTGCCAGCATATCGTTCATTTTTCAAAATGTAGTATATCGACGAGTCCTTCCATGTTCCCATTTCGTGTCCCGGCGGAATCTCCTGTTGGGATAGGGCGTCTGCAATTTCGTATCCATTTAGTCCATTTAGATACAGTTGAAAGATGCATTGAACGACCGCTGCTTCGTCTTCTTTTATGGACAGTTTTCCTTCGTGCATGGTAAAGCCATACGGCGCTTTGCAAGTATTGAACTTACCGCTCTCCATACGCTTCTGATAGCCCCACTGGACGTTTCCTGAAATCGACTCGCTGCCCTTCTGGGCCAGTGAAGCCATGATCGCCGTGACCATCTCACCGGATGTTCTCGCCGTGTCGATGCCCTGTTCTTCAAACAGGACGCTGACGCCGAGTTCCTTGAGTTCCCGGACGGCGGCAAGGCAGTCTTTCGTATTTCGAGCAAATCGGGAAATGGACTTGACCAGAATGCGGTCGATCTTTCCTTTCCGGCAATCACGCATCATGCGCTGAAAGTCTTCGCGCTTCTCGACGGACGTGCCGGTGATGCCTTCATCGGCATAAATATCGACCATTTCCCAATCCGGGTTGCCGGAGATGAGTTCAGAATAGTATTGATTCTGGACGCGGTAGGAGTTGAGCTGATCCTCACTGGAGGAACTGACACGGGCGTAGGCTGCAACGCGCAACTTGCGCGCGACGATCTCATCGTGCGCTGGAATCACAATGACGCGCTGCTGTTCCAGCGCAAGGTTTCCGCTGGTCTGCTTTTTTGCCACGTTCTCACCTCCTCGCAGCAACACACACTACTACAATATTTGCAGAATAGCTATGACCAAAACGGAGAAAAATCAAGCGTAAAGTGTGAAATTTGCACCAAGCTCGACAGCGATCCGTCGTGCAATTCTCTTGATTTCATTCTCTGAAAAGCCGACCGTTCGGAGCGCCTTCAGGATCTGGCAAATGCCTAAAAAATCAATGTTTGGATTCATAGAAATCTCCTTCAGCCACGGGGCGGCTCTGTTTGCGTAGAGCCGCCCCTGCTTTTGAAATTTTGATGCTTGCTCCTGTTCGACGCTTCTTCCCGGAGCCAAGGCAGCGGCTGAACGGCGGCTGGCGCCGCTCACGGGTCTGCACCCCTCCGAGGATCTCTCCGAGCTGTCCCCATTGCGTGAAGCTGTGGCTGGGCAGGAGTACCATTGTCTGCGGACGAGAT